GGTTCAAATGTGCACTGAGGGAGGCCTGCTACGATTTCGCGCGATGGCAACTAAGGCAGCGGCGCGATCGGACGGGCGAGGACTTCGATGGCGACAGGGTAAGACTGCTCGCCCACGAGCACATGGCGCGGGTGTTGGGTAGGATTAGCAATGGCTAACGCAGTGAAGCCCTACTGGGAGTCGGAAACGCACGGCCTGCGCATCTACCACGGGGACTGTCTGGAGGTCATGCCCGCGCTGGGCGAGGAGTTCGACCTGTGCCTGACGGACCCGCCATACAATATCGGCCGCAACGGCATCCCCAACGACAGCCTCGGCGAGCACTTTGTGCCTTGGCTCGCTGCTGTATGTACGCTGTTGCCAACCAAGTGCCTGCTCCTATTCGCCTATCCGACTCAACTTGATAAGGCTATTGACGCTGTGCGCGATGGCGGCTGGCGGTTCCGACGGACGCTCACGAACTATGCGCCAGGCAAGTGCAGCCATCCGCTGCAGCGATGGCTTCTGACTTCAGAAGCCATCATTGTTGCCGAGCGCGCTGGGGCCAACTGGGAAGGGGAAGAATATGGTCACGATACGATCTGGCGAAGTAGCGCCTGGATAGGAAGACAGCTTGAAATGGGCTGGCATCCGAGCGTCAAAGACCTGCCCGTAATTGCGGGCCTATTGCGCCAAGCAACGCTAATGGGGCAGTCCGTCATTGACCCATTCCTCGGTTCCGGCACCACGCTGGTGGCCGCCTATCGCCTCGGGCGGCGGGGCGTAGGCATCGAGATTAGCGAGGAGTACTGTGAACTCGCGGCGCGGCGGCTGGAGCAGGAGATAGCGCAGGGGCGGCTCTTCGAGCCAGCGGAACTCGACTCCCCAAGACAGGAAGCACTATGGTAGCATTTGCAACGCCGGGTAATAGGAGCGCGAAGGCAATGACCAAGAACGAGGACGGCACGGAGGCGAGAGGCACCGCGAACCGCTGCCCGCTGTGCAACCGCGAAGGCGTCGAACTTGTGCCCTTCTACATGGGCACGGGCCGCATGATGGTGTGTTTCTCGTGCCGCGAGCGGCTTATCAAACAGTTGGGAAAGCGGTGATTGGGTGATAATCGGCATAGACCCGGGGCTGACGTGCGGGATGGTCGTCTACGCGCCGCGTGCCGATAGGGTCGTAGCGACGCAAACCGTGCGGACGAACAGGAACCAAAGCGACGCTGACCGAGTCAGAGATATCATAAGCGCGCTAAACTTACTCTGGCGCGAGCAGGGTGAACCGCTGGCGACCGTGGCGGTAGAGACACAGTATGCGGGCAGGGGCCCCGCGCAGTCGGCAAGCACAATGCGCGGGCCCGCGACTGTACGCGGCGCGGTGATGGCGTGGGCGTGGCTGTCGGGGCTTGACGTTGTTGAGGTCGCGCCGCACGATGCTAAGCGGGCGCTGACGGGGAAGGCCAGGGCCTCGAAGCAGCAGATGATGGGGATGGCAACCGCGCGATACGGCCTATCCGTGACGGAGCACGAGGCCGACGCCCTGGGCATGGCGCTGGTGGCGGCGAGAGGAGGATAGGCGTGAGCGGCGGAGAAAACGAGATCATACGGCGGCTGGAAGACAGGATGACGCTGGAGCACCGCGATCCGCGCGAACTGAAACCGCATCCGCGCAAGCGTGATGAGTTGCCCGGGGATTATCTCCAAATGCGCAGCGCTGGCGCGCGCACCAAGCGTTGACTCCTCCGCCCGAGAGGGTATAATGCCCTCAGCTTCGGCGGCGACAAGGAGGCGGAACCCATGCCAGCAGGACGCCCGACAAAGTGCACGCCCGAGCTCATCGAGAAGTTCGGCGATTACATGGCGGCGGGGCTGTACCTCCAGCACGCCGCCGCCCTCTGCGAGATCACCCCGCGCACCGCCGAGAACTGGTTCAACTGGGGCGAGGCGGCCCTCCAGGAAGTAGACAATGAGATCGAGCGGCTGGAGGGAAGCAAGCGGCTCTATGCCAGCTTCTTTCGGACTGTACGCGCGAGAGAGGCGAGCGCGATTGCGCGCAACCTCGCGATCATGCAGCGGGCCGCGCAGGACGAGCAGCCCGGCGACTGGCGCGCCGCCGCCGAGTTCCTGCGGATGCGTTGCCCCGATACGTTCGGGATGCGGCGACAGCGGCACGAGGTGAGCGGCGCGGGCGGGGGGCCGGTGGAGGTGAAGCACGATGGCCTCGACGGCGCTGAGCGCACGCGCGAGATCATCGGCATCCTCCGCGACGCCGGAGTGGTGGCGGAACCGGCGGCTGAGGAAGCTGATAGTCCCGAGGCTGACTAGCTACATCCCGCACACGCCGCACCCGAAGCAGCAGGCGTTCCTGCTGCTCGACGACGTGCCGGAGGTGTTGTTCGGAGGCAGCGCAGGGGGTGGGAAGTCGGATGCGCTGCTCATGGCCGCGCTGCAGTACGTGGACGTGCCAGGCTACAGCGCGCTGCTGCTGCGCCGGACGTACGCGCAACTGAGCATGGCCGAGGGCCTGATGGACCGCGCGCACGAGTGGCTCGGGCCGACTGATGCCGAGTGGCAGGACCAGACGAAGACGTGGCAGTTCCCGTCGGGCGCGCGGCTGAGCTTCGGCTACCTGGAGTCGAAGAATGATCGCTTCCGCTACCAGTCCTCCGCGTTCCAGTTCATCGCGTTCGACGAGCTGACCGATTTCGAGGAGCGAGACTACAGATTCCTGTTCTCGCGGCTGCGCAGGCTGGAGAAGTCGCATGTGCCGCTGCGGATGCGGGCCGCGAGCAACCCCGGCGGGCCGGGGCACGACTGGGTGCGGAGGCGGTTCATCGAGGGCGCGCCGAGCTATGACGAAGAGGGCAGGCCTGTGCGCATCTTCGTGCCGTCGCGGCTCGAGGACAACCCGTCGCTGGATGCGAAGGCGTACGAGGAAAGTCTCGAACAGCTTGACCCGGTGACCCGCCAGCAGCTAAGATGGGGCGACTGGGACGTGACGCCCGAGGGCGGCATGTTCCGGCGCGAGGACTTTCGGATCGTGGCGGGCATCCCATTGCCGCAGAGGGCGCGAGCGCAGGTCGTGCGTTACTGGGACCTCGCGGCGACGGAGGGCGACGCGGACTGGACGCGGGGCGTGAAGCTGGCGCGGACGCAGGACGGGCTCTACTACGTGCTGGATGTGGCCGGTTGCCGCGAAGCGCCCGCTGGGGTGGAGGCGCTGCTGCGGCGGACGGCGGAGGCGGACGGGCGCGACGTGCCGATCTACGTCGAGCAGGAGCCGGGCGCGTCGGGAAAGGCATATGTCAGTTACCTGGCGCGCCACGTGCTGCCGGAGTTCGAATTTCGCGCGGTGCCCAGCAGCGGCAGCAAGGAGGTACGCGCCCGCGCCATCGCCGGGCAGGTCGCGCTCGGGCACGTCGCCCTGGTAGAGGGCGGGAACTGGATAGCCGCGTTTCTCGACGAGGTGTGCGCGTTCCCGACTGAGGGCGTGCACGATGACCAGGTGGATGCCCTCAGCGGGGCGTTTGGCGTATTGTCTCGCCGGCCATTGTCCGGGCAGGGTAGCGCGCAGGTGGCCGTTAGTGCTCGCGATCTACGTCGGGCAGCGAGGAGGCAATGATGGCGACAACGGAACTGCGTACTCCGCCGCTGGGCGAGCGGGCGCGAACGGCGCCGTCGCCGTGGGCGTCCTCCTATCGCTACTCCCCCGACGACCTCTCTCCGACGAAGTACGCCGAAATGCTTCGGCTTGGCGGGCATTGCCGACAGGCCCTGCGCTTCACCAAGAATCAGGTCCTCTCACTCCTCGGGGACTACAAGCACGCCGACGAGCGCGTCCAGGACGGCATTGCGTACGCAACGGAGGCGCTGCAGGGCACGTGGCGCGGCGTGCTATCGAACATCCTCGACGCAATCTGGTATGGCTTCAGCGTGTCGGAGCGCGTCTGGGACAACGCGCCCGCGAACCCGTACGGGCTGGCGTGGTACTACAGTCGCGTGAAGCCGACGCCGCCCCAGTCGTGGTATCCGCGGGGGTTGGTCACGGACGAGTTCGGCAACCTCAAGCAGCTCATCCAGTGGCGCCAGTCGGCGAACAGCGTCGAGCTGGAGTTGAACCGCGCGGTGCATTGGGCGTACGAGGGGCGCGGGTCGGTGTGGGGTGCCCCGGCGGCGCGGCTGGCGCACAAGTGGTGGCAGACGCGACGCGATGTGCATGACATGTGGCTGCTGGGGATTGAGCGGTTGTCGTCGCCCGTCATCGTCGATGTCGTGCCCCAGGGCACGGTGCGGGATCGCGCGACGAATCAGGAGCGCAGTTTCGCCGACTTCGCGGCGGAGGGCTGGCGCAGCGTGACCAGCGGGGGCGTGCTCGTGCGTGAGGCGTTCGCGCAGGAGCTGGGGGCGACGAACTACGTGCTGCTGCCGCAGTTCGAGGTGATCCGAGGCGACGGGTGGCAGCAGGAGTTCGCGGACTACTGTGACTACGCGGCGCGGGAAATCTATGTCGCGCTCGGGCTGCCGCCGTTGCTGATGATGGAACCGCAACACGCGAGCCGGGCGCACACGGAGAGCATCGCGCTGCTGACGCAGATCATGCTCATGCCGGTGGCCGAGGAGTTCGCGGAGGACGTCATCATTGACCAGCTCGTGAAGCCGCTCATCGTCGCCAACTACGGCGAGCAGGATGACTACGGCGAGGTCCCCGTGCAATTGCCCATCGACGAGAACGAGGTTGCGGGGGTAGTGCGCGACCTGTGGCAAGCGGGCTTCACCTGGGCGACGAGCGAGGCGCACTACCGCCGGATACAGGCGCGGCTGCCGAGTCTGCTGCCGGAGTGGGAGGAGTTCGCGGGCGAGGCTGCGGCGCTGCCGACCGTCCGCGGGGAGGCCGAGCAGGAGGAGGGCGCGGCGGCGGAGGAACTGGTGCCGGAGGAGGCGCGCGAGGCGTGAGGGACTTGCCGCTGCGCACGCTGATCCGACGCGCCGAGGCCCGGGGCTATCGGGCGGGGACGGTGCACGGCCTGCTGCTGGAGATCGAGCGCTGGTGGTCGCGGGCGGCGGCGGCGGAGGTGGAGGCCTTGCTGGCCGAGGCACGGCGCGAGTTCGAGCGCGGGCGACGCATGATTGCCGCCGATCTCGATCTCGAGACCCCGGCGCGCGAGGCGATGATGGCGATGATGGCGGTGGGCGCGTGGTCAGCCTACAAGGAGCGGCGGGCGCGGTACGCGGGCAAGCGCGGAGTGCGGGGGAAGTGGGCGCGAATGGCTGACGGTGAGGATCGGGAGGACTGGCCGGAGCCGGAGGACATCGACCCGATGCGCGACGTGGACCCGGAGGCGCGGTTCCCGGAGGCGATGGCGGAAACGTACGGCATCCCGCGTGAAACCGTGGACGCGTATGTTGAGACGCGCATGCCGCCGATCCGCCATGCATCCGAGGAGGTGCGGGCGCGGGTACGCGACGCGGTCGCGGCGGCGGTGAGGCGTGGATGGTCGCCGGAGGAGCTACGGGACGACCTGCGTGGCATTGGCAACTGGGCACAGGCGCGGCTCAACAATCAGGTGCGGACGGAAAGCGCGACGATGTTCAACGCCGGGCGCGCGATGCACTTCATGGCGGACGAGGCCATTGTGGGCTACCGCTACCTGGTCACGCTCGACGACCGCACGACGCCGCTGTGCGCGGGCATGGCGGACCGCGTGTATCGCACCGCCGACCTGCCGTGGCTTCCGCCCGGGCACTACTCGTGCCGCACAGTCCTGGAGCCGATCTTCGCGTGGGAGGACGTGGAGTTCGACGATGACGAGCCGCTGATGCCGGACGAGTTCGGCTTCGAGGGCTTCGGCCAGCCGGACCTGACGGAGGAGGTGCGCGGACGCGCAGCGCAGAGGCAGGTGGCATGATGCTATCGGCACGACGGGCGGCAGAAGTCGCGCGACGAGCGGCCCTTGCGGAGGGGCTGACGCCGGCGGAGGCTGATCGGGAGGCGCGTGCGGCATTCGCGCGGACGAAGGAGCGGATCGAGAGAGCACGGCGGAAGAAGCCGTGGGCGCAGTTGCGAGCTTGATGGCGTCTGTCGGCTCTCTGGTAGAATTGAGCCGAGGAGATGGGATAATGCCGTGGTCACGATTGGAAGCTGTACCGGCGCAAGTCCGCCAGCATAAAGGCGTCCCACTCACGCTTGAGCAAGCGAACTGGGTAGCTAAGATAGCAGACGCGCTTGAGGCCGAGGGAAAGGTGGAGTCGCCATGGGCGGTCGCATGGGCGACGTTTGAACGACGCTACCGAATAGAGGGCAATCGCTGGGTGCTGAGAAAAACTGCGCAACAAGGGCAGAGCCATTTCCTGGCCGAAATCACTTCGCCTCGCATCAGCGACAACCGCATTGTGGGCGTCGAAATCCTGCGTCCGGGTATCTACAAGGGGCGCGAATACTCGCGTGACTACCTGCGGCAACTTGCGGCCAACATGCAAATGGTCGAACGCGAGCGCGGCTATCAGCCGCCGTATCGGCTGGGCCATCCGAGCTATGAACAGGACGATGAGGTTTGGGCCGATCCGACCCGCGTCCGCGGGCATTGGGAGAACTTCCGGCTGCATGACGACATCCTGCTTGCCGACATTGTGGTGGAGAATCCGGATGAACTCGATGCCATCCAGCGCGGTGAGCGGCGGTATGTCAGCGCCGACCTACTCCACGAATACGAGCTGGACGGCGAAAACATAGGGCCCTTCATCAAGGCCGTTGACGCGGTGGATGCGCCGGCGGTGCTTACCGCATCGCTGCTGGCTA